GCCTTGCCCTGTTCGGGGTTGCCCGTGCAGTAGTCGGCCACCTGCTCGACCATCGGGAGCCGGGTCTTGCAGTCCTGCGGCTGGGGCTTGATCACCCGCCGCGTCTGCGTCTTGGCCCCGGCCAGGATCGCCCGCACCATGGGGCCGCTGAAAAGGATGGGCTTAACCTTCATCGGTCTGCTCCCGCCTGGCGGTCTCCATCAGCTCCCACCCCTTGCGAATGTAGTTGAACAGGTCGCCCAGGTGCTCGGCCACCTCGTCCAGATCCCCGGCGTCGCAGGCTGCCAGGTACTTGTCGGCGTGGTGGTACAGTTCGGCCTTGAGGTCCTCCGGCGAGGGCACCCAGGTGGCGAAGTCGCCCTTGTGCGCGTTCGCCGTGAGCTCGGCCAGGGACCGGGCCACGAGCAGCGCATGCCCGGCATCCTGTTGCTGCCCATCCAGGTACTCCGGCCCATGGTGAACCCAGTCGATGGGCATCAGGCTGATGTCTATGACCGGGATCACGGGGCAACCGTGCGCATGCTCCCCGCCCATCTCGCCGCACGCGCGGCACTGTTCGCCCTCGTGGGACAGGTGCAGGGACTTGACGGCAGCCGTGCGCATGGCCTTGACCATGTCCCGCAGCCGTTCGTTGTCGGTTTTGAGCTCATCCAGCTTGGCAGCGGAATTCCCCGGTGCTTCCGGACTCAAGCCCTGTCGTGCCCTGGCAACCGAGGCCGAGGCCTCGGCGCACATCCGAACGATCCCTTCCCGTCCGGCACCCTCGCTCATGGCTTCGCCAATCTTGTCGAAATATCTCTCGATCCTACGGAGGCTGTCCGTGGTCGCGGCAACCAACTGCTCTTTCCTCGCGATCTGATGATCACGAGCCTTGCAGACATCCCTGAACCACTCGATCAGAGTCGACTTGGTGTGCCGGTTCATTTCCTTGACCCATTCATCGTCATACAACGCTTTCTGCTTCGTCATTGCTCCCTCCGTCATTTGCCCATCATCACCACGGCCACGTTGAGCAGCGCGCCGGACAGGTAGTAGACCGCCCTCCAGGTCAGGCCGTGGATCAGGTCCACGACGCCGGCTCCCCCCCATGAGGAGAATGAGGACGATCGGGAAAAGGTTCGCCATGCCTACACGTCCACGATGCCCTCGGCGGGCCTGTTGCCGGTCTCCTGCAGGGTCACCGGATCGATCCGCCGGTTGCAGTACCGGGCGCGCTGCGGCCGCCGCAGGGCCAGCCAAGTGAACCGGCCCAGCCCGAGCTGGTGTTCCGCCCGGGCGCAGCCGGACTCCCAGGACGGGCAGTCCTCGTCCGCGCACCGAGCCCGGTCCGGGGCCAGGTCTCGGCTTTTCATTTCTTGGGCTGCCATCGATCCTCCTTGCTGTCGAAGTAGGCGCAGAACGGTCCGTCACCCCGGTTGCGCTTGAAGTTGTGGGGTTCGCCCGGGTTGCCAGGCCGCCGGCACTTGTCGCGGGACGGGCAGTCCTCGTCCGTGCATCTCAGGGGCTTGTGCAGGCAGCCGCGCTCCGGCCGCCGCGCCAAGGTGGTGGGGGAGGCGATGCCGATCATGCGACCTCCTCGTGCTGCATGACCGTGAAGCTCGGGTCGCCCCAGGGCATGAACTCAGGGGCCCCGTGCAGGGCCTGGAAATCGACGTGCAGGGACTCCCCGGTCTTGGCCCCCACGAACATGGCGGCCGCCGCGTTGAGGCGCAGCACGGCGAATTCCCGGTGGGTGCCCTTGGACTCCAACCCCACCGTCAGGCTGGGGTGCTTCTTCACCCAGGAGGCGAAGGCGGCATAGGTGCGGAACCGGGCATCCGGGTGGAGCATCTCGCGCCCGAACGCCTCATACAGCCCCGGCAGCGAGAGGTCGCCCATGCGCGACCGGAAGCAGCGCAGCAGCAGCTTGGCCAGGGCCAGCGACCGCTCCATGTAGATTTCATCACGAGTCATCGGACTTCCTCCCTTGCTTGTCGCAGGCCCCATGGATCGCGCCCATGGCCACCAGCGCCAGACCGACCACGAACATCATCTCGCCGACCATGCTCCAGTCCCAGGTCATGACTATGCGTCCTCTTCCGCTGCTTCCATGGTCTTGAAGCGATGCCAGCGGACCACCTGTTCACCGCCGATCCTGGCGGGCTTGAGCTTCCTCTCCAGCTGCTCGATCATCTCGTCGCGCATAGGCAGCCCCTTCACTTCGTGCTTCTCCCACCACTTCCTGGCGGCGGAAACCACGTCGGAAAAGGCAAGGTTGTGCGCGTCGTCCTGGACGATCTCCTGCTCGATGAACACGTCCAGGGGATCGTCTTTCCGGAATTCCTCGTCGAACTCGATGCGCACGGGCTGATAGATCAGATGTCCGACAGTCCGGGCCTCCTCTGCCGTGGCGCAGATCGTGATGGTGATCTCGCCCTCTTTTTCCTTCTCGGTGTAGTTGCTGCTGGGGCTGAATCGAATAATTTCCATGGTCTCTCCCGTTTGTTCAAGGGGGCCGCTCCAACCCCCAGCTTGAAACCGTTCCGGACGTTCGTCCGTATGCAACCCGGCGGAGCGGGCCGGACCGTTCCGGCCGCCGGGCGAAATTCGCTACTGCCGCGCCGCCGCGCCGTCCTGGCCAGCGGGCTGCTTGGCCGGGATCCGGATCTCGACGGCCGGGTTGATCGCCTGCATGCGGGCCACCAGGTCCTCCATGTGGAGGTCGTCCAGCTCGGCGCGCACGTCCGCCTCGATCTCGGCCCGGAACGTGGCCGCGTCGATGGCGTGGCCGGCCTGGTTGGACGGCACCGCGAACCGGTGTCCGCACTCGTCGCCCTCCAGGATCCAGTCCGGGGAGTACCCGGTCCGCCGCCAGATGGTGAGCAGCCACCCGTCCGGGATGGAGCACCTCCGCTTGGCGTCGGATATGGACGACTGCCGCACGCCGAGCTGCTCGGCCAGCTGCACCTGGGTGCGCACGCCCAGCACGTCCTTGATGCGCTGGATCCGCTCCTCGAAGATCTGCTCTTGGGTCTTTTCCGTCATTTCCGTCTTGATCACGGCTACCTCCGGTCTGTTTTACCTGTCCCCAACGGGCAGGCTGAAATCCATTCCGCCGTCCTCCGTCGCCATGGCGCTCACCCGCGCCTTGCGCTGGGCCCCGTCTTCCACGACCGACCGCACGAAATAATGGGCCATGCTCAACTTGCCGACACCCGGCACCGCTCCCGGACAACGCCTGGCCAGGGACAGGATGTCCCCCAGCTCGGCCTCCACCGCGGCAATCCGTTCGGCAATGGTCTTCATGGCCGCGCCCTCCGATTCGCCATCTGCCGCTTGAGTTCCGCCTTGGCCACTTCGATGAAACCGACCATCGCGGTCACGCCGTCCTGTCCTGTCTCGATAAATCGCTGCAACTCCCAGGCATCGACTTTGCCGTCCTCCAGGGCGTGTTGAAACGAACGCATGACCTCGCCGAATTTGCCGGTGGCCGTCATGGCCTCCTGCCCCACCTCATTCAACCCGCCCACACCGGCAGGAACTTCGAGCACCACGCACCCGAACTGCTCGGCAATCCAGTGCAGCGGGCGCAGGTCGCCCGAGGCCTTCATGGCCGGCACCAGCAGGTCGAGCCCCGCCTTGTTCCGGTCGTTCATGGGGTTGAGTTCGTTGAGCAGCAGGTTGAGATCCTTGCCGACCATCCCGGCCAGTTCCTTGGAGCTCTTGGCCTCGATGACCAGCTTGTGGACCTGCGCTGTTAGCGTAGACATGAATTATTCCTCGGGTTTAATGTTGCAGTAGGCGCGAATGTCTGAAATTCCTGACACGATTCGAGAGCCTTAGTCAGGCGGGGCAGCCGCACTCGCGTTTGAGCTCGGCATTCTCGGCGCGCAACGCCTCGACTTCGGCCAGCAGTTCCGCCTTGGTCCGGGTCGGTTCGGGCAACAAGTCTTCGGGGATGCCTGCCTTGCGGCAGGCGTCAAGAAATCCGGCGGGTGCTGTCTCAGCCGCAAAGAGATATCGCCATGCGGCCTGCTTGGAGCAGTCGTAGGTCCGTCCCAACTTCGTGGTGGTGATCTTCGGGTGGTCGATGAACCACTTCTTGAGCTCTTTCTTGCGGTCAACCATTTTTTGACATACCTTGTTAAAAATTAAACTACCGTAGCTGTTGGTAGTAGGATTCGACGGCACGGAGGACTTCATCCAGTTCATGGGGACCGTTTTCGGAAAGGATCGGGATTGCGTGCGGAGCGCTACGCCCCTTGAACCGGAACGGATCATGAAAGGACACAGCTATGAAGGGCGGGGGTAAGTAAAAATAAAGACGGGTAAAGCCCTTGAATGAGTTGGGATCGTCATACACGCGAGTCCAGCCCCAAAGACCATCCAGCTGATATCCGTACCTCTCGGCGATGTCTTGCACGATCGCCACTGCTTCTTCCTGGCGGCTTTGATTGGAAACAACCTGACTCACGACTTCCTCCCTTGCTCGTTGGTGGTCGCTGTCGGGGATAGAAATAATGAAACAAACGTGAAGTGTCAAACAAAAATCGTGAACTATGACGAAAAAACGTGAAGCTAGCGACATAAAAGATGTCACAATAAAGACATTTCATCATAGATTAGAAGATGTTATAAAGGAACTTGGCGTCTCAAAAAAAGAATTCGCCAAGGCCGGCGGGGTTACGCCGCAAGCCCTGAGCGGCTACTTGGCGGGCAAACGCAGACCAGACTATGAAACAGTCGCGAAGTGGGTTCGCGAATACAACCTCAACGCCAACTACCTGCTCATCTATCGAGGGACAATCTTCCGCTCCGCTGCAGACAATCGCCATCCAATGGACATATCCGAGGCAGAGACAGCAGGCACGGCCCAATCGCCGACTACGCCCCTTGGTCCCGTCACCATGGCCGTGGCCTCCATGGAACAGGCCCACCTCGCCATGGACCCGGACGCCACGGAGACGGAGGTCATGGAGGCGATCCTCCGCGCCATGAACAACCGGCTGCAAAAGATCGCGCCCAAGTATGGTTCCCGGCTCACCGCCCGCGAGACGTCCTTCCACGAGTCACCGGCCCAATACCCCGGAGGGTCAGCCGAGGACGACCAGATGGTCAGCCTGCAGGGCGACGCCTGCGGCATCGACCAGGATCCGCCGACACCGCGCGAGCAGTTCCTGGTACCCGGTAGGGACCGCAAACTTCAGGCTCAGGACACCAAGTCAAACAAGTAGGGGAGGGGGATGAGGACGCGGACGATCTTTTTTTTTGGATGCAATGATAGAAAAGACGTATTCCCGACACCAAAGGTATAAATATGAATCTCAACACCCCCGCCTTCTTCCCGCGCGACTTCCGTACTCCCGACAAGATCCTCGGCCCCATCGAGATCGAGGAGGAGACCCGTTTCGGCGGCTCCCTGGCCACCAGCTGCTTCCTGTATGGGTGGGACGTGGTAGGGCCGCGCGAGCTCACGCTGTTCGAGGTCTTCATGGAGGAGCACGCCGGGCGGATGATCCAGGGCTGGCTCCATCCCGGCGAGGACGTCCCCGGCACGGTCATCCTGTCCGACCTCAAAGTGGACGAGGACCGCATCCGGACACGAAGCGGTGAACCGACTCACCTCTACGGCGTGACCATCGCCGCCTTCATCATCCAAGGCGCTACGGACGACGCCGACAGGCAGTAGCCATGCGCCCGGCAGCGGCCTTCATCCTCATCCTGTTCCTGGCCGTCCCGGCCCAGGCCGAGGAGGCATACGTCCTGCGGGTCATCGACGGCGACTCCCTGCGCATCGAGCTGCGCGGCCTGGAGATGGATCTGCGGCTGCTCGGCGTGGACGCGCCCGAGTGGGACACTCCGGGCGGACCAAAGGCAAAGGAGTTTGTGCAGGCATGGGTGGACAAGGCGGGCGGCGTCATCGACCTGGAATTCGACCGCCACCGCTACGGCAAGTACGGCCGCCTCCTGGCCTGGGTCTGGCACGACGGCCATCTGCTCCAGGAGGACATGATCCACGCCGGACATGCCGAAATTCGTTGGCTGAAAAAGGACAACAAACACTACTCGCGGTTGGCGGCCGCAAAGGAGTGACTACTCAGGCAACAACGGCCACGTCACCGCTTCCGGGAACCCGACCTGTTGCGGCACGTCACGGAGCGCCTGGACATAGGCGTCCAGAGCAACGATGTCGTCGGTGGGCGTAAGGGCCTGCCGGACCTCGGACTCATACCGTTGGACTCTCCACATGATGGCGGCGATCCGTTGGTCACGCTCGGCCCGGGCAGTTGTGGCAAGTTGACCCATGGTCGGTGCGCGCGAGGCTTCCAGCGCCGCAACGTCGGCAGCAGAGATTTCAATTCGTTCGCCATTCGTTATTTTGGTAGTCATTAGTTTAACGCCCTCCTAAACATTTCGATTTTCCCACCAGCGAGATCCCCAGACGATGCGTGGAACCGAACCGCTGTAATTGTTTTCACTGTATCATTGTATCCCGTATGCCCCATAAAACTCACATTTCCCGCCATTGTATTTATTTGGAAAGCTGGCCGCGTCCCCTGGACAAGATAGCCAACAACTGACCCGTGTACTCCAGTTCCAGTGTCGTAGAGCACATCAGTCAGTTTGGCAGTTGTAGCCCACGTTCCGACCCCAGTGTGCACTCCACTAGAATCTACTCTCGATATCGACGTTGACAAAGACAAGCCCCAAGTCGGGGTTGCCCCATACCCAATCGCCATCTGTAAATCTAGCGGGCCGGATGATGCTGAACGTATATTCGTCAATTCCCATCTGTAGGCATACCCGGCAGCAAGGTCCGTAAACTCAACGGTGGCGTCGCTGGAGATGTCTGCCTTTGAGGCAAACTCCCACATGCCACCATCATCCAAGTCCGCCTCGTCCATCATAGCGAGTTCGCCAAGGCCAAGATCGGTTGCGTCTGTGTAGATTTCATGCCCATCCCACGTGGCACTGCCATTGACATACAAACGCATTTCTTTGCGGTTACCAGCATCATCAAAAACAGCAAAAGTGACATAATCGTGGCCATCCCACGTGTAAATATGCGCAGCCGTCAGTCCGTTTGCTTGCTCAAACTCAAGGACGCTAAATTCATCACTGCTTTTGATTGTAAGATAAGATTCTACATCTGTGTCGATATCCTTCCGAGCATACCTTGCATCAAGTCCGAGGCTTGCAATCATTCCTGATGCGGTATTTTTGTACATTTCATCGGCATCGCTACTGTAGAAAACACTGTCGGCAACACGTGTTTGTACCGCATGTTGCACTACAATATAGTCCCCAATAAACTTTTTCGCGATCAAATCACTAGATGGAGTACGGCGTGGAATAGTTGAGGGGGACGCGCCTTCGGTTGTGCTAAAGCCGCCCAATTTTTCTGAATTCGCAACCGTGATGGCATACGTCGAGGCCAGGTCACTCCACGTCCCACCGGAGGCGTCGTAAATCTCGAACTTGGACGAGCTGCTATTCCAGCGGATCGTGCCGTCCGGGAGGTTCGTGCCGGTGCCGTCGAACATCTTAGCCGCATCCTCAAACTTGGCGTTGATATAGGCCAAAACGTTGGCATACAGGTCCGATACTGAGGGTAAGCTCCAATTCGCCATGATATTATCCTCCCTGGATCACGCCGCGAGTCGTCCAGCCTATGGTCACGGGCAGGGTCGCGGCAGTGCCGTCAAGATTAAACAGATACACGTCAAACCCGGTAGGGTTGGGCACGTCGGCGAAGTCTGCCACCGCAACAAGCGGCGTCGTCCCGCCAGGGGTGACCACCGGTTGCTCGGCGTCGAGGTACACGTTGTTGAAAGCCACGGTCTGGCCCTGGCTGGTGATGGACACGGTGCCGGAGTCCACGGCCCGCTTGACCCGCAGCGACACCGACACGGCGGACACCACGGCTTGCGACGCGTCGTCGCTGGCGGCAAAGGTCACCAGCAGCCGTGCGTAACGAAAGTCAGTCGCGTAGACCTCCCACTGCCCCGCCGCCTGGGTCGTCCAGGCGTCCCCGGACGCCTCTTTGGTGTAGATTTGGGGGGTGACCGTCACGCCGTCGTCCAGGGTTGTGAGGTCGATATCGGCCACGATCCGGCATCCGGCGATAACCGCCCCGGCGTCGTAGTCTTCCTGGTAGGTGGCGACGGACGGGTTCGGCTCGCACCAATAGGTGTACCCGGCATCGATCAGGTCCTGGATAGAGGTCGCCCCGGTGTTGCTAAAGTGCTCGGCCCACGTCTCCGTGGTGTTGACCGGCAGCAAGAGCTGGCCGGTGGTCATGGTGTGGATGTTGGACATGGTGGCCGTGTCGAAATCGCCCTCGAATTCAGCATACAGCACAAAGTCCGGCGGCTCGTCCACGGTAGTCGTGGCGCTGGCCGTCGTCCCGGTGTTGCCCGCCGCGTCCACCGGTTCGATGAAATATTGGAACGTACCCGATGCCGTCTCGTCCACGACGGTAAAGGTGGTATCCGCTGTACCGACCAGATGGTCCTCGTCCACCGCGCCGCGATAGACGTTGTACCCGGCAATCGGCAGGCTGCCAGCCGCGCCTGTCCAGCGCATGAGCACGGAGTTGTCGATAACCTGGAGCGTCAGGGCCGAGGCCGAGGGCAGGACCACAACCGCGTCGATGCTGACCGGCGTGCCCACGTTGCCGTAGGCGTCCACCGCCGCAACCCACCACGTTTGTGTGCCGCCCCAATCAACGGGGTACTGCGCCCGGGTCGCGTCCACCTCTCCCATGGCCGTTGCCGTGGCCCAGGTCGGCCCGCGCCTGACCTGATACCCGGAGATCGAGTAGGATGCCTGCACGCCGGTCCAGCTCAGTTGCACGACTGACCCCTGGCGCACGCTGGCCGTGAGGTAGTCGGCGGCCAGTCCGGTCAGGCCCGGGGCGGTGACGGTGATGGAGGCCGAGGCGGACGCCGAGGAATAGTGCCCGGTCGTGTCCAGAGCGCGGATGTAGTAGGTGTGCGTACCGGCGGCAGCCATGGGCAGCGGCACGGTCGATCCTGCGCCGCTGGCGATTTCGTTCCCGTCGCCCCACCCGGAATCCGTGGCGCGGATCTCGTAGCGGGCAACGTCAAGGTCGGCAACCTGGCCCCATGTGGCCGTGATCCCGCTGTCGGCGGCAGCGAGAGCGAACACACTCACGTCGCTGGGGTTGCTCGACTTGCCGACCACCGTGTGTCCGAGTTCCTCCACCCATCCCGAGGCCACTCCAGCGACGGTCACAGCACGAACGCGTATGTCGTAGACGCTGCCGTCCTCCACGCCGGTGATGATGACCGGGTCGCCCGCGATGACGCTGGGCGCGCTGGTCCATCCGACATCTCCGTCACGGCGATACTGCGCCTGCACCGTGGAGGGCAGCACCGCTCCCGTACCCAGGGAATAGTTCACCATGATGCGCGATACGAGCGTCCCGTCGGCACCACGCACCAGCACGCCCTCGTCGCTGCGAACATTGGTGATGGTCGGCACGGGGAGCGTCGTTCCCCTGGTCACGTCGAGCCGCACGGGAGGCGCGTAGGCGGGGATCTCGCCGGACACGGACGCCTCGATCTCGTCCATGGCCGAGGGGATCAACGTCAGCTCCGCAGTAAGGTTCTGGCCGGGCGTGATGGCGGACACGAGGTATTCGTCGTACTCCTCGCCAAGGATGGACACCGAGCACAGCGCCCCGAGCTGCGGCGACGGCTTCGAGGTGATCACGTAGGAAAAACGGAGCACGTCGTTTTCCTCGCCGTATTCGGGCGCGATCTCGTAGGTGGTCAGCCGCGACGTGTTGTCCCGGATGGCGATGCCGTACCGGGCCGGGGCCGGATCGGAAAAGATGACCGTGTCGTCGATCTGCACGCCGACGGGCACGAGCGGCTCGTCGTCCTCGCCCAGGGGGATGTCCTCCGCGCGCCCGACGAGCACCTCCCCATTGTCGAACACAATCCAGGAATCCGGGATCTCGTCACCCATCTCGGCCAGGGCATCTTCACCAATGTCGAACAGCAGCCGCAGGATGCGGGCCGAGCCGAACACGTTCATCAGCACGTCCGAAGCCACCCCGACCAGGGCGCCGCGATGCGCGGCCAGCCACTCCCAGTCCGTGGACAGGGTGATGCCCAGCTGCCGGTGCAGGATCTTGGCCAGGTGCCGCCGGCCCATCTTCCAGATGGCGCCCCAGTTGGTGACGCCCGGGTAATCCCAGGACACGATGTCCACGGCGTTGTCCTCGTCGTAGCCGTCGGCGTAGACGAAGCCCTCCTTGGTCTCGTAGTCGTCGTCCTCGTCCACGTAGGAGACGCGCAGCGCGTGCGGCAACTCCATGAACCCGCGCTTGATCTTGCATCCCCAGGAGTTGCGCGGGGTGAAGAGCTGCTTGATGGTCTTGCCCGGCTGATCGATGGTCGCGCCCCACAGCCCGTCGACGTCCGTAGTCACGGCGGCCCGGCCGGCGGAAAGGATCTGCGTCAGCCGCTCCCACACCCGGGTCTCGCTGTCGCAGACGTAGTTGAATTCGTGCCCCTGGGCGGCACACCACTCGGCGAGCTCGGCCAGGGTGGTGTCGTCCATCTTCGTCTCGGTGTATGGCTTGGCCATGCCGCTCCGCGTGGTGAGCAGGTAGCGCATCTGGTCAGCGGGGTTGGCGGTCTCGGCCACGGTCTCCCACCCGGTCCCGTCCCAGGACGGCAGGTTCGACGAGCACAGCGCGTTGAAGTCGTCGACGTATCCGGACAGCTGGTCATTGGCCTTGATGCGCAGCTCGGACACACAGATCGGCACCGGCGTGTTGAACGCGGCCTGATTCAGGATGGCGCGGGAAACAGACCAGGTGGCCTCGTCGTAGATGTACTGGCTGTCGCTGTCGGCAGTGGTCCGGCGGATGCGCATCTCGTAGTCGGCCCTGGCCAGGTCATCGATGCGGAATGACTCCACGGCGGGCGTGGATTGCGCCCGTGTGGCGGAGATCGCGCCCAGGCCGGAATCGATCCAGGTGGAGGTGCCGACCTCGCGGTACTGCGCCTCGAACTGAACAGTGCAGTTTCCTCGGCTGCCGTCGCTGGTGGATATTTCGGTCAACCCGGACTGGAATGCGATGTCGCAGCAGATGGCCTCGGCCTCTCCGATGGTGCGCGTTACCCATCCGCTTTCTTCCGACAGAAGCGCGCCAACGGACTGCTCGTTGTACGACTTGGCGAACAGCGTCAGGTCGTCCCCGGTAGTGGCCTGGTGGAATTCGTGGGTGACGTCGGTGAACTCGTCCAGGGACGTCTCATCGATGCGGAAGTCGGAGACCACGATGTCCTTGTGCCCCCAGACCACCAGCATGTTGAAGAACTGGTCCTCGCCTTCCCACACGGTCCAGCTCTTCGCGCCCAAAGGCGGCGTGTGTCGATGGGTGCCGAGCACCAGCGGGACGTACCCGTAGAGGTTCGCCGAATTCCTGGCCCCGGTGATGGAGTAGGTCGGTGACTCGCTCCCCGCGTCGTAGGTCGACGAGCTGATCGACGGCGCGGCCTGGCCGAACAGGGCTCCGGTGACATACGACCCGACCATCATAAGTCCGCCGGTCACGGCCGCCGTCATCCATGAGGAAATGTAGAACTGCCCGGCGGCCAGCGGGCCGACGAAACCGGCCTCGACGCCGCCCAGGGCTCCAAGGATGGCCGGGGCGGCATAGGACGCCACCGCCATCACCGCGATGGCCGCGATCATGCCGACCGGGCTCTTGCCGCCGCCTCCACCGCCGCCGCGCACCGTGCGCAGGACCTCGATGCGCGCGCCGGGAACGGGCCGGGTCTCCGCCCAGCGTTTCCTCGGGATCTCCACGCCGTCCACGCGGCATCGGGCGTAGCGCAGCAGGGAGCGCGCCTGGGCAGGGGTGTACACCCGGTCCCGGCGCAGCCGTCCCACGGCCTCCTCGACCACGGTCTCCAGCGTCGTCCCGGCCATGGCTTCGAAAAAGACCGGGCGTGTGGAGTCGAAGCGCCGCCCCATGACGGCGACGGTCTGGTCAGCGCGCATCGACATGCCTGAGCACCCTCGAAAGTCTGCGGCCCCACCGGGCCGTGTCGTACCGTTCCTCGGCGACGGCCATGCCGTCCACGACGTGCAGCATGGTGCCGGGCCGCAGGTAGAGCCCGACGTGGGCCTCCACCCCGGCGCGGCGAAAGATCATCACGTCCAGGGGACGCCACGACCCGTCGGTCACGTCCACGTTCCAGGACTCCTCGGCCACGCCGTCCACCAGGTGATCCACCTCGCCGCGCGCGTAGGCGTCGGAGTATCGGTCGCCCAGGTCGGGCATCCCGATCCCCAGCTCCTCGCGGTAGACCAGATGCACCAATCCCCAGCAGTCGCATCCGTTGCGGTCCGTGCCGTGGTCCACGAAGGGGATGCCGATGTACTTGCTCGTGTTCATGCCGCCGCCTAGTCGAAGAGGTTGGGGAAGTACGCCGGGACGAACCGCAGCCAGGGCATGGGCTCGTTGGAGGCGATGTTGTTGATGATCGTGACGTCGGCCATGGAGGCGTCCCACTCGGCGCTGCCGAGCTCCATCTCCGGCCAGGAGACTTCGACCTCGTCGGGCGTCTCCGCGTTGACGAACTCCAGGGTGATCCGGGGATACTCCTCGTCCACCATCTTGAGATACGGCGTGACCATGCGGCCCACGTTGGCGAAGGAAACCTTGCCCTCGGGCGGGCTCTCGTCCGACGACGTTGGCAGGGACGCGCTGATGGGCACGAACAGGTACTGTCCGCCGCGGCTGACGGTGCCCATGATCGGCTCGCCGGTGTCCGCATCGTTGTACAGCCATTCGGTAGGGTCGGTGGACAGCCGCACCGGCTCGGTCCAGGAGTCGTGGGTCATGGTGATGAGCACGATGTCCCGGTCGGACGTATCCTGCGCCATCATGGCGGTGGTGGTTCGCGGGGAAAGAGCCATGCCTGCCTCCTACGTCAGCGGCGCGTCGGGCCAGTATTTGATGGTCAGGCCGATGATCCACTTTCGGGTGAGGCCATGCGGATCCTGGGTGTACAGACCGGAGTCCGCCGGGACGATCTTGGCCCGAACGTACCCTTCAAGATGGGGGTGCGGCCAATCGAACCACAGCGAGCCGTCCAGAATGACGTCCCTGCAGAACGTCTCCAGAGCGGTGACCTGGTCGGAGGACATGGAGTACCGGACCGTCACCTGCCTCGGCTTGGGTCCGCGCCGACGGGTCTTGTCGTCGCCGGAGTCCATGGACAGCGTCAGCAGCCGGTTCGGATAGGGATTCGAGAACCCGTCGTACAAAGGGTCCTGGGGAAGCGTTGCGGGCCAGACGGACGCCATGCTCTACCTCCTGACAACCTGTTGTTTCGCACCTGTGCTGGAACGCATGGCCCGGTTGAGCGACGAGCCGGGCGTGGCGAGCTGCTTGGCCGCGGCGTCGCCGATCATGACGTCGAGCCGGGAATTGCCGTAATTGTCGGTGCTCTTGCGCGTGGTCACCGCCTGTCCCGTACCGTTGTGGATGTTCACCTGGACATTGCCGCCGCCACCGTTGCCGCCGACGGCCTGCACGCCGAGATCGCCGGAGGCCGTCCTGGCCAGCGGGAACACGCCTTCCGTGCCGGCCTCTCCGAGTACGCCGCCGTTGGCGAACCTGGAGTAATGCCGGTCAAACCCGAAAAAGGTGGGGCTGCTGTATATCCCGTTGGACAGCGAGGAGATGCCCCGGCCGGAAAGGACGTTGCCCTGGGCGGACCCGAGCAGGCCGTCAAAGATATCGCCGATGCCGCCGGTGAGGAATCCGGCAACGGGTTGGGCGATCTTGATTTTGACCATCTCGGCATACACCGCGTTGAAGAAATCCATGGCCGAGATCTTGGCCCCGGTGAAGGTGTTGGTGATGGTGGACTCCAGGCCGCCGTAGACGGTCCGCGCCATGTCGGCCTGATCCTGCATGGCGTCCATGGAATCCTCGGCATAGACCTGCCATGCCGTGCGGCTCTTCTTCGCCGCTTCGACGGCGGCCTGCGCCGCCCGCTTCGAGGCCTCGATCTGCTCCTGGTTGATGGCGGCTATCTGCCGGGCGAGCCCCGCATCGAGCGCCGCGGTATCCAATCCAGCTTCGGTGGCCTTCTCCTTCAGGTCGTCGTAATAGCGCGTGGCCTCGCGCCGCCGGCATTCGTACTCGTCCAGGGTGTAGCGTTCGATCTCCCGGCTTATCTCCTGCTGCGCGGCCGTGGCGTCCGCAACCTTCTGCGCATTGGCCTTGGCCTCCTCGTCGGCGATGGACGCCAGAGACAGGCGGCGGCGCTCCCCGGCCTGGGCGATCAGCTCCTCACTCTTGCCGGCGATCTCCAGATCCTTCTGGTAGGTCCGCTCGTCCTCGGCCCTGGCGAAGGCGTACTGGTCAAGGGTCAACCGCTGGATCTCGCGGGTCAGGCTTTCCTGAAGCTTGAGCTGCTGGTCGGACAGAGGGGTTGGAGGGGTGACCGGCTCGGTCCACGGCGTTGGGCGCGCACCGGAGTATTCCTTGTTGCGCGGGTCAACGGACTCCGAAGGGGGGCTGGCGATGAGGAGCGATTTCGGGAGGGATTGTCCCTTGGCGGCCTCAAGCGCCGCCTTGTAGTCGTCGGTCATCTTTCCGGAGAAGTCGTTCTTCCCCGACAGGACGCCCGGCAGGATTTTCCACATGAATTCACGGTAGCTCTTGTCGATAGAGCCACCCGGCATGAAGTCTCCCAGCGTCGTATCCTTGTACCCCTCGGGAGCGGCCATCAGCAGCCCGGACTTCTCGGCCGCGATCTCCATGATCTTTTGCAGTTCATCCGTTCCGCGCTTGATGACGTAGAGAGCCGATATGATCTTGGCAGGCCCGAAGGATCCGAAAAGCTTGTATCCGATGTAACCGAGTCCGGCGGTTTGCAACAGGCCGCTGTCCGCAGCGCCGGACACGACCCCCTTGAAGCTCTTGACCTGTTCGATCGTTCGCCGGACGTAGTCGGGCACATCCTGGGTAAGCAGTTCCCGGTTCGCTCTGACCCATTCAAAGGTTCCGTTGGCTATATCGATGATGTCGGGGGACAGCTCGGCCAGGGTGGACCGCAGGCGGGCCTTGATCAGCATCTCCATCTTGGTCAGCTGGTCGTTCGCCTTTTCGGAGCTGCGCACCAACCGTTCTTCGACGACCAGGCCGAGCTCGTTGGCCTCGCGCCGCATGCCGAGCAGCTGGGCGGACCCGCCGCGCAGCATGTTGACCAACGCCGCGCCCTCGCTGTCGAACAGCTTGAAGGCGATGCGCAGGGCCTCCTGGTCGGACTCGGCGTTCTTGATCACCTCGGACCAGTCGCCGAGCAGGTCTATGTTGGAACGCATAGACCCGTCGGCGTTGCGCAGCTCCACGCCGTACTGCTTGGACGTCTTGAGCAGTTCGCCCTGGCCCTGGGCCACCTCGCCCAGTCTCCGGGAAAACCGCTGCATGCCCATGTCCAGCTGGTTCTGCGCCACTCCGGCCAGATTGGCCGCGTAGCGCAACTCCTGGAGCTGGTCCGTGGTCAGGCCGACCTTGTCCGCCACCTTGCCGATCTTGTCCGTGGCCTCGATGGACTGCCGGACCATGGCCGCCATGCCGGCCACCGCTCCGCCCATCAGGGCGTTGCGCATGGAGAACAGCTCGCTGGTCAGGTTGCGGCTGACCAGCCCGATCCGGCGCATGGTACTGGTGGCCAGGTCCTTGGCGGATACGATGATCTGTGTCTGTGCGGCCATCTATTACCCCGATTGACTTTTGATATCCCGTGACCTATTTGTTGATCATGAAGCCGATCAGCCCCGGAGACACCTACACGCGCGAGCAGATGCTCGACCCGAAGCTGCACGAATCGCCCACTGCGGGCGAATTGCTTGATGCGTCGTTCGACGCTGCGGGGAAGGGTGCCAAGGCCGGATTCGGAGCTGTCGGGAAGATCCTCAAGTTCATCTTCTGGACCGTCATCTTCCTGGCCGCGCTCAAGTTCCTGCTCCCGCTCTTGTAGCCCGCCGCCGCTCTTCCATCCGTTCCGCCTGCCGTTCCAGCACGGCCCCTTCCAGGACCTGGACCTTTGCGAACGTGCGCGGGGTGCAACGCACCGGCGGCATGAGCATGGCCGCCGTCTCGCGGATGACCGAGTAATCCAGCCCGGTGACGCCGAAGCCCGACGACCGCCACTGCGTGGACAGGCCGCACCACAAGCGCCACGCCGCCGCGTTTTCCGGCCAGAGCTCCGGCCCCTGTCCGTACTCGCACGCCTCGCACTCCGCCCCGGATTCGCCGCACGTCCGGCAGTAGTCTAGTCGGTCCGGGTCGGTTCGCCATGCCCAGACCTCGTGAAGTTTTTTATTTCGTCCCGCAGCCCGAAGGTGGCCATGGTGATCATGGCGTTCAGGGTGTTGACGTCGCGGGTGGACGCTTTGAGCTGCGCGTAGACGTCCTCGCCGTAGGCCGTTTCGATAACCCACTGGGCCACTTCGAGCCCCTTGATCGGGTCGCCCTTGGCCTCGGCCTCGCGGCGCAGGTATTCCTTGGAGTCGTCCACCCCCAGGGTCAGGCATTCGTCCGGGTTTTTGGGAAAGGTGAATTCGCTCATGTGCTACTCCGTCCAGGTTTTGATTTCGTTCTTGAGGGTGACCACGATGGCCGATCCGGACACGCCGGTGTCGTAAAACGCCCGGTACCCGAACTCCTCCTTGATCCCCTTGGGACCGGGGAATCCGGGCGTCTTGCGCTCGATCTCGGTCTCCTCCATGGACACGGTCAGGCCGTACCCGCCTTTGTACCAACCGAATTGCAGGGGGGTGCAGGTCTCGGCCTCGGCCCGGTCCAGGAACCGGGTGGAGGTGAACAGGCCGGAGATGTTGCCGGACAACCCCATGATGCCTTCGGGCAGGGCCACGCGGCGGCCGCCGGACCCGATGGTGTACTGGTCGTCGCCGTCGTCCAGGTCGGCGTTGATGCTCAGCGTCAGGGAATTCATCCGGTTGCCGATGGTCTCGCCGTTGTCGACCACCCGGGCGTCCCCCTGGCTGAAGCGCACCATCGGGTACTGCACGGCCACGTCGCCCTCATCGACGTCGAAGGGATCGGAGCTCTTCTGCTCGTCCACGCCGACCAGGGACAGGGACACGCTCACCACGCCGGAGCCGCCCGCCGACAGATCGGCGGATCCCACCTTGAGCCCGTAGGCGTGCAGGTACAGCGGGATGTCGGGGAACCGCTTCTCCACGGTGATGGACGGCATCTCGAAATCGAGCGAGTCGTCGATGACGTAGACGTGCTCGTAGAACAGGCAATCCGCGACCTCGTCGCCGTTCAGGGTTTCGGCCGCATAGGTCGCGGTGACCGCGATCACGCTGGTCGTGGTGCCGCGCTTGATCGTGTAGGTCGCGTCGTAGTTGTCGGTCCCGGCCACGGTGATCTCTGCGCCCACGGGCAGGCCGTGGCCGGCGCAGGGCAGGCCGACCAGGCCGCCGCCGATGTCGGTCACCGGTTCGGCGTCCAGGGTCACGCGCCGCGCCGGCGTCACGGTGTCCGACGAGGACACCAGTTCGGCGGCGTAGGTGGCGGTGATGACCAGCTGGTTCGCAGAGGTTTCCGGGGCCAGGGTGTGATAGCCGTCGTAGCCGACAGTGCCGTCGATGAGCACGGTCGTCCCCGGCTCGAGCCCGTGCGCGGTGGCGGGCAGCCCCACCTTTCCGCTGCCGAGATCCACGGCGTTGTCGTCGTCCAGGTTCACCGCGCCGACCACGGTGGTGGAGGGCGCGCCGAAAAGCGCCTTGAGCCACAGGCCGATGGCGTGGGCATCCACCGGCACGGTCGCGGGGCCGGATTCGTCGATGTTGCCGCGCACCGGAGCCGAGGGGTTCCGGCTGCCGCGGATCAGCGGATCGTCTTCCAGCGCCTGGCTGGCGCTCGGCTCGAACGTGTTGAACGGGATCAGGTACGGTTTCCGGGTCCCCTTCGCGTTGATCGCGCCGAAGGCCGTCTCGAAGCCCATCAGGGCCTTGCCCTTGAATCCTTTTGCCTGAGTCATGGTCGCCTCCTAAAGCCCCAACGTGTTGGGGATGTTGACGGTGATGAAAATGTGCCGCTCGAAGTAGCCCCTGCCGGGGTTGGACTTCTCGGCCTGCCAGTCCGACAGGGGGTATTCCAGCGCGGACAAATAGCCGCGGACGATGGCTTCCATCCGTTTGAGGGTCTGGCCGCCCAGGTAACGAACGCCGCGCCCGTCGTCATCGGACGTCTTGGCTTTGTCATTGATGCCCAGCACCACCATGACCACGTGCGCCCCTATCTCGATCTCCTCGCCGTCCCGGTCCGAAATGGGGATGACCCCGATGAAGGGCGCGTCGCGGCTGCCCTCCGGATCGCGCGGATCGAAATCCAGGAAGAGGCTCGGCTTGCATCCGAACTCCGCTTCGCAGAAATCGTTGACCTCCACGGACGAAAGCAAACCTTCGTACCAGGCGGTGGCGATGTCGCAGCTGTCGGTAAAGTCCATGTCCGTCTCCTATGCAGCCTTGCCGAAGCGGCTTTCGCTCCGGCCAAGGTATTCGGAAATCTTCGTCTCGATGCGCCGCCCGATCTCTTCACGGGAGTCCTCGAACACGGGGCGGATCAGCTCGCGCCCCTTGGTCTCGATGGTGGCGCCCTTGGGGATGCCCAGCCCGGAGGCGGCGAAAAAGCGTTTCATCTTGCCCGTGACCTGGGTGGAGAACCCGGCTTGCAGCTTGGCCGCCTTGGAGGCGGCGGACGACGACAGCCACCCGACCCGCACCCGCATGAGCGTCTTGTCGCGCTTGTAGCCGACCGCCTTGACCAGGGCGCCGAAGGCATGGGTGGCCGGGGTGCGGAGGCTCTTGCCCAACCGTTCGCGCTTGACGTCGTCCAGGGTGCGCAACCGTTGGATGTCGGACAGCGGCGGCCAGTTGGTATGCGGCGGATTCTCCTCGTAGGCCGCGTCCTGAATGCGTTTGCGCAACCACCATCCGACCGACCCCAGGGCCTTGGTGAATTCCTTGGGGAACGACTTGGCCAGGTAGGTCAGAAACGGCGTGACCCCGTCCTGCACGGTGACCATGGTCCCGGTCTTGGCGTCGCTGAACGAGTAGTTCCGCCCCTTGATGTTGACGGTGTCCAGGCTCATCGGAACGTCCCCCGCTGATCGGCCACGCCGTAGAGCACCCACCAGACCTTGTCCGGGCCGGTCTCGGGCGTGGCCTTGGCCGCCCGCACCTCGAACTCGCGGCCGTCAAAGGTCACGGTGTCGCAGTACTGCGGCTCAGCCTCCAGCCGCCCGTAAGGAATCCTGAACTCCACATACCGGGCCTGGCCCTCGAAAAAATCCGAGTCCCACCCGGACGGCGGCATGCCGAACCCGTGATCCTTGACCAGGGCGTCATGGCTGCCCGCCTCCCCCTCCTTGGGGGTGTAGACGATGGGCTGCCCCTTGCGGGCGAGCAGGGCGCTGGAGACGTGGTCGAGGCTCACTTGGAACCCCCGAACAATTTTCCAGCCAAACCAGAGACCAAGCCGGAAGACTCGCCCGCCTCGACGCGCTGCTTTTTGCCACGATGCCAGGAGGCTACGCCGAGGATCGCGCCGGGAATGGCGAACAGGGTGGCAAATGCCGCCACCACCTCCGGAATCATTTTCAAGGCGCCCGCATCACGACTCGCAACGGCGTCAAAAGCCAACCAGCAGCACAGGCCACACACGAAAAGAAACGCTACCGCCGAGGAAAACCCCCAGAACGGACGCCAGCGCCTGGTCCACGGGTCCTCGGATTTAGCCTCGGTCTGCATGGTCTTGTTGACCGTGCCTATGCGCTTGGTCTCCTCGCGGAAAAATTCCAGCTCGATCTCGCGGCAACGAGTCTCGAACTGCACCAGGAGCGCCGGGTCGTTTTTGAGCGCCTCGGCGGCGGTCTCGGGATCGCGGGAACCGGTCACGGTTTCCGCGACGTCGAGCAGCTTTTCGCCGATGGATTTGTCCTTGGCATCGTCGCCGGTGAAGCACTCCACCACGGACGGCACCAGGGACAGGAGCGGGAGCAGAGCCGGAAGCATCACGCCACCTCCTCGATGATGGTGAGCTGGAATTCATCCACGCCCTCCAGGATTTTCATGAATTCGGTGTGAGCCTCGCGGCTCCGCCAGACGGCCGGAACATCTTCGGCCCTGGACATTCCGAGCAGCACGCACCCGTCGGTGTTGCTCGGGTAGTTGCCCCAGTGGAAAAGGATGTGCGTCCGGCCTTCCACGTCCGCGATCTCGAACGTCAGGCCGTAGGTCGGCGACACCACCACACGGCAGCGGTACGTCTTGGCCGGGATGCAGGACACGTTGTGCCGGTTGTCGAGCCAGGGATTCTCCAGGGTCTCGAACCGGGCCACAACGGCGTCGATCTCGTCGTAGAGGAAAATCTGTCCCAGGGAGCAGCGCTCGTCCTGGTGGTCGCGGATGAGCTCGGCGCGGAAGATCACGAATCCACCCCTCGGTCGTTCAAAACCTTTTCCTTTTCCTCCGCGCTCATGTCGGAATGAATGACCAGTGCCCTGACCATCCTGTAGAGAACCTGGCGCGCTTCTTTGTCGTCGGCGTGCTGTTTGTCGCAAGCCTCCTGTTCGGCGGTGTGTCGTTTATCGCAGTCGGTGCAGGTGACGTACTTTCTACCGCGCCAGAGCGGGATCAATACGCCGGAGACCACGGCAACCAGCAAGGCGGCGAGGGAGGCTTCTACAGGAGTAACGATCATCATCTCTCTCTGGGTTTCCCCCTCCTCGGGGCGGCTCGGCCAATGACGGTAAGCCGGGCCGCCCCTTCGATGAGGAGGTTGTTCGTGACTATTTGTCGGCCTTGGTCGCCGCCCGGAGCCGCTCCTGGATCTCGGTGACGGAATCCTTGAGACTCGGGGCCTCGGGGTCCAGTTCGAGAACGGCCTCGGTCAGGGTCTGGATGCCTTTCTCCGCGATCAAAGCGAGGTTGGCGGAGCGCTGCGCAGACGCCTTGACCTTCTTCAACTCGGCCTGCATCTCCGCGACCTTGGCCTGGGCTGCCTTGACGGCCTCGTTTTCCAGGGTGTCGACGTTGACGATCTTGCTCGGGTCCATTGCATGGCCTGCTTCGATCATCTTGTCAGCCTCCGCAACAGGCACGGGGACAGTCGAACCAGGCAGATGCGTATCGCCCTTCTTGTCCACGTAGGAGACGGCCAGGAGTATCTTCTTGTTTTTAGCTGCCATGACGTTCCTCCTAGCCGGTGACCTTGACGTACACGAAGGCGTCGGGTTGCTTGTTCCAGGGCAGGGGTCTGGTCTCGCTGATGAACTCGACCTGCGAGGGGTCTTTGATGATGTTGGACTTGGTGAAGTATTCGGTGGGGCCGTCGCATTCGAGATCAGTGGGGCGACCATGCACAATGGTATTCTCGGAGTAGGTGCAGCCCAGGAGCACGTAGTTCGGGTCCATGAGCTTGACCAGACTGCCGGCATCGTCCTGGTAGGTGCCGCCGTAGCGGAAGACGTCCACACCCTGGACATGGCCCTGGTACGCCTTGCCGACCACGGGCGAATAGCTGCCCAGGTCGATGCGGCGGTTGTCCAGCTCGGCCTGCACTTCCGCGTCGGTGCGGAAAACCTTGTGGGCGTTGATGCCGCAGACCATGGTGTCCACGGTCAGGCCGCAAGAATCGAGAACCAGGTCGGCCCACGTCTGCATGTTTTCCAGGATAGAGACGCCGGAATCGCCCCACTGAGCACCTGCGCCCAACACGATGATGTTGGCAGCCGGCATGCGGAAGTCGATCTCGAAGGCGATGTTGTCCTGGCTCGCCTGGATCTTGCCGCCGCACAGGGCATTGGCGGCCATGTACTCAACGGTGATCTCGCAGCGGTCCTTGGTATTCTGCAGGTCACGGGCGATGGCGGTCTCGACGCGGTCGTCGGTCACGCCGGCCTTGACCTGGCAGGGCTCGCCGGGCTTGACGGTCTCCAGCAGGTCGGCGGCGCTGAACACCTCCTTGGGGCGCAGGCGCGGCGTCTTGACGGTCTGGGCCTCGCGGGTGGTGCCGTCCACCAGAGTGCCGCCCTCGATGTCGGTGACAAAGGGGATCAGCTTTTTGCCGCCGATCACAGTGTGGATCTCGGCGGTGGTGGTGTCGAGGGTTTCGCGGTCGGGCTTGAAGAACAGCTCCTTGAACAGGCCCGGCTTGTGCGGGCGTTTGTTGATGACCCCGGTCAGGGTCTGGCGTTCAAACTGGATCATGATGAAGTCTCCTTATTTGACGTAGATGCCCTTGGCTTCCAGGGTATCGTTAATGGTCACGACGTCGGCGGCATCGGCGGCCGGATCGTAGGTCAGACCGCTTTCACGGAACTCGCCGTGCCGGTAGGCCACGGACTTTTCGTCTCCGGCTGCCGGAATCGTGACGTCCTCGGCCAGGATGAGGTCGGCGGTCTCGGTGCCGTCCGCGTTGGCCAGGATGCACTGGTCATGCTTGCCGGAGGCGGTCACCTTGCCGAGAACGGTACCAGCCACGAGTTCACGCTCCGTGCCGCTGGAAACCAGGGTGATGGCCTTGGTCAGCGGCGGATGGCCGCCCATGAAATTGTTCTGCGACAGGGTTTCGCTGGCGCTGTAATCCTTGGTCATGATTCATTCCTCCTAGAATTTGGACATCCGCTCGATGGCGGCGGCACGCTGCTCTTCCTTGGTGGGGGCGGACTGGCCGCCCGGAGCGACGTCTTTCTGGTCGGCCTGCTTGAGCCCGTCCAGAATGGCCTGGCGGGATGCCTTGTCGCCGGCGTCCGCGTCGGCAGCGGCGTCATTGCCGCTGTTGTCCTGGCCGTCCTGGGCGGGAGTCATCGCCTTGGCGATTGCCGTGGCCTGGGCGATTCCGGAATCCGCCTTGAGCACGGGTTCCATCTTGGCCTTGGCCTCATCGCCAAGGACCACGCCGACCAAGGCCAGGGCTTCATCCGTGGCCTTGGTGGTGGCCTCGGTCACTGCGGTGGCCTTTTCCTTGTCCGCTTTTTCGAGCGCGGCCTTTTCGGTCGAACTCACGATTTCCTGCACAGCCTCGGGATGGTCATTGCGGAGCTGTGCTGCCGTTTTAGTCATGGCGTCCTCCTTTAGGGATGCTATGAGTTCCTGCCGGGTCTTGATGCCATGCACCAGCCCCAGCTCCTGACCGACGGATGCACGGAAAAACTGGCCGTCCGCCCATGCGGAGACCTCTCCCATGTCCAGCCCGAGGTATCGGGCCACGTCGGAGGTGAAGATGTCGTAGGCCTGGTCCAGGCGCTCCTGGAAATAGGCCTTGTCGTCCTTGGAAAGTGGTTCGTCGGGGTTTCCGGCCGCCTTGCGGCTGCCCGCGTGGAGCCATGTCGGGTTGATGCCCCACTGCTCGTTGAACTTCGAGAAGTCCAGGTGCAGCTGTATGACGCCGATGGAACCCACCAGAGTCATGGGGCTGACGGCATACACGCTGTCCGCTGCGGAGCCGATGTACTGAGCCGCGCTGGTCATCCCGCCGTTGGCCAGGGCCGCAACGGGCTTGACGCCCCGGACCGAGTGGATGAACTCGGCCAGCTCGCGGCAGCCGTCCACGGTCCCACCGGGCGAATCGATGTCCAGGATCACGGCGTCCACCGAAGAGTCGTCAAGGACTTCCTCCAGGGTGGCCCGGACCGCCTCGTAGGAGGAGACCTCGAACCCGCGCGGGGTGGAGATGGGCCGCTTGATCAACGGTCCGAAGACGTCGATCACGGAAATGTTGTCGTAGTCGTGCCTCGGGGCGGTCGTCTGCGGTGCGTCCCACTCCATGCCGAAAAATTGGGAGCCGCCGTCCGGGCCTTGCTTGGCACCGTTCATGAAGCGGACCAGGGTTTCCATCCCGGCGTCCGAGATGAACCAGGGCTTGCCCAAGAGGGATATCCAGTCGTTCATGTCGCTTTCTCCTCCTCAGCGAGGCCGAGTTCCAGGTCCCGCCTGCGCTCGGCCGCGCGGATCTCGGCCACTTCTTGGCCGTCGCCGCCCTGTTCGGCCACCACGTCGGCGTGGGTCATGATGTTGGCTTCCATGCCCCTGATGGAGGCCACGATCTCCTTGACGGGATCGATATAGCCCCGGGCGGGACCGATCCAGCGGGTGCCGAGATAGGCGTGCTGGGCGTCGTAGAAATCCGGAGCGCCTGCCGGGAGCGTCCAGAGGCCGCGCAGGAACGCCTCCTCCTGGACCATGGCCCAGTTGATCTGGCAGAAGTGGGCACCGGCCCAGGAGCGGTAGATCAGGTAGACCCGCCACGCTTCGAGCAGGGCGGCCCTGGCGCTGGAGTAGTTGGTCTGCGAGAAGTCCTTGGCCAGGACCTCGTAGGGCATGCCCGTGGCCGCGGCCATGGCGCGCAGGACCAGGCGGGCGAATGCCTCGAAATTGTTGCCCGGATGATTCGATTCCAGAATGAACGGCTTTTCGTTCGGCGACCCGTACAGGATGGAGCC